AGAAGCACCATTTGCCAAACCCACAAATTGGACAGGCCACGAGACCAGTTTCGAGAGTTTGCTTTGAGCAGTATTCATGTACCCGACATTGAAAATTGCTGGATTAACAAAATCTGGCACAAGAGCAAGCGCACCTAAAAATGAGTCCAGTGGGCTCATCGACCCATAGGCTATAATGGTGCTTCCGGCCCCATAAGCTTCAGCAACTTCGTCAACCATATTCTCTGGAAAATAACCATCAGACTTGTACCAATCACGCACAACCTTTGTGTAACTGGGAACAGGAATCCCCTTAGGGTTTTGTGGTCCTTTGAGGTGCTTCTTGAAAGTGGCACTACGAACAATGAGATCATGCAATGTCTCATAAATGTCAGGGTGGTGAGCAGTCAGGGATAAATAACTCACAAGGCGTTTTAGGCGATAGAGAGGGTCCATGGTCTTGACCTTAGCAACCATTTTGCCAATGAGTCGATCTCTATCATGAACTATAGCGTAACGGGGCTTCTCTAGGCCGGCCTTTTCAAAATCTTGGCAATCAGCCGGGGTGGGAACACGAGCCCACTTAGATAAAAACATCAGCTTCGTAAGTGGGCCTGTTGCTTCGAGATTATTGGTGACCCCCCAACGTTTCATCACAGCTTGAATCGACCTAAAATTCCAAGCAGCTGGTTTGTTACCAGCCATGGAAAGCAGATGGTCATCTCCATAACAAGAGAGTTCATTGTAATGCTTAAACTCTTTAGCGGAGAGACCAGTGAGCTGTTTCCAAGCCAAAGCATAAAGAATGACCAGGCCTAGACTGTTATCCATCCCTGTGGAGGAATGACCGGTCGTGAGACCAGTGCCCTTCGCGTAAATGTCGCCAGTACTTGTTGTGTTCAACAACTGTCTAGTAACCTGCTCATAATTGATATCGATGAGTGTTGCAATCCGGTCACGATCCTTGTGCGACTCAAAGCCTTTCTTCCGAATGCCAGCAATGAGCTTTAACACATTGCCACTGAGAGTTGAGTCGAAGTCACTCATATCACCTGCATAATGCAGTTGGCAACGAGAGTGTGCGGAATAAACCTCGTTCAGCCAGAAACCATTCAGAGGCATACCGATCTTAATTGGGGTAGTTGACCAACGGAAATTATGATTCGGAGAATAATTCCAAACAGTAGATAGTATGTACTGACCAATTGGCGATCCAACTATTGTGCGCAATTTATCATTTAAATACTTTTTCGGCGGTAAAGCCTCATCTTTTACAGAAATGTGCG